TATCAATCTGATTTTCAACTAATGGGTTATCTGATTTTCTAATATCAAACGCATCATCTCTAAATTTATAATCAATATTTTTAATATCTAAATGTTGACTTGAATTACCAGCATAAGTACAAACCATTTTAGGTGTTGATTGTCTTGTATCCACATTTAAAAATGTCCCAAATAAAGTATTGGCAAATTCACTTGTACTTTCTAATTTTGGTTTAGCATTTTTACTAACTTCAGAAATATTATAAAAATTAACATATGATGGTAAATTCATCACCACAAAATTGTTCTCAATTAATATTGATTCACTAAACGATAACATATCAACAAGAGGACTATCATTAAACAACGTATCCAATCTTGCTTTCAATTTATAAATGTCAACTAAAATATCATCACCAATATTTCGTGAAGCCCTATCTAACATTAAAACATCTTCAAATAATGTTTTATTACTAAATTCATAACCAGCAATCCATTTATCATTTAACGCTTTAAATGATTCCCAATACTCAAGTTTACCTAATGTTGATTCAAGATTTGATGTTGTAATTTGTTCAGGTGTTGTTGTCACATTTGGTAATATAACCTGTAATCGTAACATTAAATTATTTAAAGTTCTATCCTGAAATCCTGATAATTCATTAACATATTCATCAACCAATTTTTTAAAATTTTCAAAATTAAAGTTAGATTTGTATGGAACTTTATTCATTAAATTTTTCGGTCTTATATATTTAGTAACAATTGGATTATCGTCTAAACCAAACTCCCCATAATAATTAACAATCATTTGTTTAAATATTTTATCTTCGGGGTTTTTACCACTTAACTTCCTTAACGGTCCACTAGTAATTAAAACTTTATTAGGTGTATACAAGACAGGGGCTACCTTACCTTCAACACCAGGGATTAATTCGATAATATTACCATCAGTTAAAACAGCATATGAGTTACGATTGGGAGCGTTTGATGGAATTACCGCACTATCAAGATAATCCCTCAATTTTTGAGTTGCGTATATCTTAATCATTGGAGAAAATCTTTTAATGTTTTCTTCCGTAAACGCAACATTTAAATCAACAAAGAAATCAGTAATATATGAACCATCATTACTATACTCTAAATAAGGAGCATTTGAGAAACCAATATAAGTCTCTAAGGATTTCCATTCATTAGGATACGCATTTTTCGATGCCGATAATGTTACAGTCCCTCCGTTAGTTGGTAATGCGTTTTTAGTTGCAACCTCATACTTTTCCCAAACATATGGGTCAGTTAATTCATAATTAGAAAATGTTAAAAATAATTTTCTATCGTAATTTCCAGGATTACCATACTGAATATATTGTGTTGTTTCTAAAAACTTAGTTATCGCTTGATTAACACTATCTAATTGTTGTGTCATTAACTTATTAACAATCTCAGTTGATGTGGCCCCCGTTTGTTTGGGGATTTTCATCATATCAACCATTAATTTTTGAAAATTAAGTCCATAATCAATACTATCATTAATATCATACATTGATTTAGAGAAATCTAAAAATTTAGTTTCGAATAAATCTAAAATATCTTTTTCAAATACTGAAAAGATTTCACTAATATCGTGGTATCTATTTGTATCCCCAAGTATTGAGAAATTCGGTTGTTTAATATTTTGAGTTTGTTTATTTTCATCAACAACTAATAACTCTTTTAAATATTGTTTTGGGTTTTGTTTAAACACTTTACTATTATCATAATACCCATAGGTCGGTAACGCCCAAAAACTTCTTACCGTTCCATTAAACATTGACTGATTTTGATACAACTCAATCTTCATTTCAGTCCCTTTAAAACATTCACTCTTTGCTTGATTCATTACAGAACCCATTGAAGGTAGGGGGTATGTAGATTTTCCATCTAAACCTTCGACAAATACACTCCACGGAATTACTTTTAAATCTCTTTTTGGTGATTTTTTATCAAACCCTTTAATACCTGAGATTAACGTGTCGTCAACAAATTTAACACCAACTTTAAACGTATCAATACCTTCTTGTATTTCAGTATTAGTATAACCTGAAAACACTTCAAATCCTTGATAGAATAAATTAAAGTCATTAATAACTTTCGGGTAAAAACCTGTATTAATTACCGTAGATGTTTCATCACCAAAAGTCGCATTTTTTTCTAATATAATATCAACAACACCACCATCAATAGTTAAAGTATAGTTTTTAGTCGCAGCCGATGCCGTAGGGTCAAAATTACCTTTGTAATCAAAATTTTTCCACACACCATCTAAGATGTCAACACCATTATTAATATATTTTTTATAACGATGCCAAATTGACCCAACCTTTAAAATCCAAGGATATGGTAATTTATGAATTGCCCCGAATTTTTTAAGTGTCCCAAATACATAATCTAATTCTGTTACTGAATTTAATTCATATGTTTTAAATTTCTCACTAAACGTTGTTAATGGTAAACTGTTAATAAACAAATACGCTGCAGATATAAACGGATATTGGTTATACTCTCTAAAATGTTTAACCCCTTCTTGAATTGCGTTAACAAAATAAGGCGTGTTTAACATTGATATAGTTTGTTTGTTAGAAACATAACCACTATAATTAATATACTCTAAATTACCTTCAGTAATTAACTGTTTATCAGGTTTAATTCTTGGCGTATAAAACTCCTTTAATTGAGCAAAACTTTCAGGTTTAGGAACACTAACATTACCATTATAAACAAAATTAGTTACCGGCATCAATTTAGGTTTTGATGTGAAATTAGTTAATACTTTTAAATTTTTATCGTATGATATTGTATTAGTAGTATTAAAAACCTCACTTACTTGTGACACGTTTTTACCTCCGGGTAATTTATCCTTAATCCAAGTAATATCAATAAACGGATAAACATCCAAAAAATCAACATTATTAGTTATCGTCGTCTCAGTCAACAATTCATTAAATTTAGTTTCATTTTCAAGACTAACAATAGGTTTTGACATTGATAAACCTAAAACCACCTCATCAAAAAATGAAAATTGATTCTGATTTTTAATATAAACAGTATTATAAATTGCCCTAATATAGTTTTGCCAACTAAGACCAACACCCTGATTTGAAATGTGTCTTAAAACATTTAAAAAATTATTTGAGGAATAAGCATAATCAGATAATTTCTTTATTAAAAATGGATTATCATTCGATAAACTCTCCTTAATATTGATTGTTTCCGATTCAGAAATTAAATTAGCTATGATATCCTTACTCGACACATTATGGTTTAATCTACCTAATCTTGACATAGTTGATATCGACATAATTCTTTCAAAGATTTCGTAAAAGAATTTTACTTCTTCTTTGTTTTCAAAAACATTATTTGTTATTGGAAATTCAATAGCGTTTAATGTAATACGTTTAACATCCGTAACTGAATTCATAGTAGGACCTGCCGATGTTTCACCTTTACCTCTGGATGTATAAGCATTACTAAACTCCTCAACAAATTCAACTTCAGGCCATACACTATAATCATAACCCTTAGTTAATGTTACTACATCCCTATCTCCAGGATATTTTGGTTCAAATTTTTCATGTCCATCCTCACCATTTGTTTGTATTAAAAATGTTGGCCAAGGATAAACAGGAACATCAGCACTTAATCCCGGTGTTGTATTATCAGGATTGGCATTTGAAACTGAACTGTTTAAAACCGCCTTTTTTCTATCAACATCCATTCTAACCTCCCAAGCCTTTTTATGAACCTCCTCTAACATTCTCAAAAACGCCTCACCATTCGCAAAAATAACCGCAAGAACATTTCTAATCGTTGGTTTAAACCCAATTCCACTATTACTACTTTGTAGTAATTTAAATAACGCATCGCTCAATTCAGTCTCAATTTGTTTTCTCAACTTTTTTGATTGATTTTCAATATCATCTAATGATTCTGTAAAACTTTTTTTACCTTCATAAAAGAAATATTCAGTAACAGGTACCGCTTCACCGTCTTTTAAAGTGTATGTAGAATTAACTTCATTTTTAAGAACCCCTTTCTTAACTAAATCCATTTCAAATTCAACTAGTTCAGCGTCAGTAGGTTCTTTTTTAGTATTTTTAAACAACATATACGTTTTCATCAAATCAACATCTTCTTTTGTGAAAATTGGTTGAACAAACATATCGTAACTAAGTTTAACAGCAATACTTGATGAGGTTTTTTTATTATCAATGGTATATGTACCGTTAGCACCTAATGTTGGGTTATCGTTAAGTTTTTTAACCGCCTCTTTAATGATACCTTCAAGTTTTGACCTAGCCTCACTTCTTTGACTTGGGTCTTTAAGTTCTTTTTTAAAAGTATATATGTATTTAATTGGTGTTTGTGTTGTATTACCACCACCACCTGTTTTAGACGACAAACTATTAATAACTTCGGTTGACTGATTAACCAACGAATTAACAGAACCTAAACCAAATTCTTTTAATACTATGTAATTTTTTAAATCAAGATTTGTTTCAACCCAAGAAGTTGTTTGTGCCATATAAACATCTTTCCTTAATTGAGCAATGTCTCTTTGATACATTTCAATATTTGTTAACGCATCTAAATTTTGTTTAGTAAATGAATCTAAAACATTTTTAACAAAATACTCAATATTATATCTTAATTGTCCAACAGTTAAATATGGAAAATTTTCAGGAATTAAACCTTTTGATTTATATTCATTATAAACTTCTTTTACTTTCTCAAAACCCTTGTAGGTATTTTCATTATTAATTTTAGTAACATTAGACGGACCACCTAACTTAGGTGTTACTGAGAAATTAGATTTATACATATAAGGTGCCGACAATAAATAACCCATTGACACTTCAGCAATAATACTAAATTGATATGTATGGAATTTTAAATCAACATTGAAATTACCACTATTATAATCATATCTAGCATTAAAAGACCTTAACATTAATTTATATTTAACCCCTTTACCGTAAAACCCTTTTAATGTTAATTCAAACATAGGGTAAGGCATATTAAAAAACGCAGCATATGGTGAACTATTACCCGCTTCAAATAACGCTCTACCTTTAATATCTTGTAATGTAATATCAAACGTTGGCATAAAATCTAAACCTTGTCTAATATTAATACTAGTAATACCTAATAAACCATTATCCGTTGTAGCTTCTTTACCATTTGACATCATATTTTGTCTAATATACGTATCATTGGGGTCTTTGGGATTAGTAATTGTTTTTTTATTAGGTTGATTAACTCCTTTACCTTTTAAAGTACCTTTACCTGTTATTTCATCAGTATAAGCGTTATTTAAATACTCTGAACCACCAGGTGACATAAAATTCATTGACGCAATTGAAACTGTTTGTATACTATCATTAATAGCAACCCCTAAAGCCAATTTAGTTCTAGGAAACACCTGACACTCTAAATTAGCATACATAACTAAGTCTTCCTGTTTAACAAATCGTTCCTTAATTGTCCCTTTTTCATCAACAACTTTATTTGGGTCAACTATAATAATGTTATTATAATCAAAATCTACATATACATTTTCCGTGTTACCTGCCATAATAAAAGAATCTAGTTTCTAATTGATTGTTATAATCCTGTAATGAAGCTACTAAAGGAAATGGAATTGTCAATATAGAACCGTCAGTAATGTTCCATTCTTGTCCCCCATATTTTGGATTACCTAACATTATTAACCACCCAAAATAAGGTGTTCCATAATGTTGTTGAGATATTTTATCTAATCTAGATAATCCAACTTTATAAATGTATCTTTTATCAGTATTTTTACTTGGTAATGTAACATAAGGAACAACCGTTTGTTGACCATTAATCACAAAATCATTATACCTATTATAATATTGTCTACCCGCCATAATTAATTAAATTTAATTTTACCATCAAAAGTTCCAAGGTCATTTATTTTTGATGGGTCACCCGCATATAAATTTTTTAAATTTGTTTCTTTAAGTGCTTGTGTTGTTGGATTAGGGACTGTTGTGAAATTTACAATCCTTGGTAAAGATTTTTTAAACAACACATCGTTTACACCTGTTGTATATTTTTTATATTCAGGTGATTTCTTAAACTTTTCAAAAAATTTATCTTCTTCTTTTATCTCATCTTTATAGGTGTCAGCTAAATCATCAACAATATTATCAAACTGACGATTTAAATTTTTAGGCTTTTTAACCGATAATAAATTCTGTGTCATCACTTTTTTCTTAAAATCTTCAAGCTTATTTTTATCCGAAAAAATTCTACCAACAATAGTGAAAAATCTTTTACTTTCTAACGTTCCTAAATCAGTAGTTTGTGAGGTAAATGAACCATCTTCTTTATATTCAGGTGGTAATATTTTTTCATTAGTTATTAGTGTGTTAAAATTTTGTAAACCAGTAACCACTTTAAAATAATCAGTTTCAACTTTATCTAAATTACTTGTTAAGTTATATATTTTCACACTACCATTTTCTAATATTTTACCATCACTACCTGAATTAACATAATTAATTTTTCGTATGGTTTGAACCATCTCAACTTGTTGATTTGTTATTTTATTATTAACAACTGTTGCAATATCTGTCGATATACCACTTTTTAAACCATTAATATACTTATTTATATTTGTTTTTAAAATGTTCAATATAACAGGGTCATTAAACCCTTTAGCCTTTAAATCAACTAAGATTGGGTTTTTTTCATCCCTAACATCTTGATTAACTTTAGTAAATAACTTATCTAAATTTTCTTGAAACGATGGTTTACCTAAAATATTAACCGTATAACTCACTTTAGTAAACACAGTCCCTTTAGTAAAGTTTCGTTTACCACAAATTAATTGTAACATTGCATAATTTGTTTTTGACATAAGTTCAGTTAATGAATTCACGGTATTTTCAAAATAAGTTTTAGTATTATCAAACATTTTGTCCATAATTTTCATATAACTAAATTCACCTGTTTCACCACCTGTAACAGGAACACTCGTTTTAAACTCACCAATAGTTGACGCACCTTCATTTGCGGGTTCTGTTACTGCATTTTTCACCGTTACCGGTGGTAATTTCGCAACAATACTATCAACAACATACTTATCTAAAGCTGACGTATCTTCAGTTGCTGTCGCTCTTTCATCATATATTTCAGTGTTACCATAGTAGTTAAACGATAACGCATTTTGTAATTGGTCAACAGGTTCTTTTAATCCCATCCCACCAATCATTTTAAAACTTAAAGTAACATTTGCCAACATTGGTTGGACACCAATACCTTCAGGGTTAATATCTAACTGTAATGGTTCATAAGTAAACGAAACACTATCCGGTATTATTTTAGTATGATAAAAGTCACCAATTCTAAGTATTAATACAGGTGGAGCACCAAATGAAGTATTCACCGCATCGGGACTTTTAATTTGATTATCACTAATTACAGGTATTGTTTCACCAGGTCTTACACATTGATTTAAGAATGTTAAACGAGAATTTAAACCTTCAGGTGTCATTGAGTGAAACGTAGGATTAAAATATTTAATTTTTTCACTAAATGAATCATACATTATTGGGTCATTTTCTTTAATTACTTGAAAGTAATCACATTCCGATAAGATATACCTTAATATTTTTTTAGAAATACCCGCTCTAACATCTTGTGAAATTGTAACCGTAGATTCAGGTTTTTTAATTGGTGCGGTTGATGTAGTCCCTGTTGTCGCAATTGGCGGATTAATAACTTCTTTTTGAGGTTCAGGGTTCTCCGTTGGTTTTGGTTTTGGAACAATTTTAATATTACTAACACGAACTCTACGACACGCCATCGCACTTGTCGCGTTAATTAACGCAATAGTTTTTGAACCTTTAAAAACATTGTCAGGTTTTTGGTCAACAGTACAATTAACATCAGTTCCTGTCCCTGAATTATCAGTAGTACCACTTCCTGACCCCGCATTTATTGATGTCTTAGGTATAACTGTTTGTTCACCCGTTCCTTTTTTAGGGACAATTTTAAAAGTCGCATCAGGACCTTCCATATATTTACCCAAATTTTTATCACCAATTGTTTTATTTTTAAAAAAATTAGTAATAGTCGAGATACGTCTTTCAGATAATAACCTATTATATTCCACTTCAGCAATTGCCGATGCCGAACCTTCCATCTCAACCGTAATCGTACCTAAACCTTTTGATAATATATCATGAGCATCAGTTATAAAGTTCTTATCTTTACCTGCAAACTCATCAAAATTAGGTTTAATTATTGTGTTAAAGAAACTTGTTGTGTTTCTTTCAACATTACCCGATTTAAACACACTATCAGCATTTTTTTGATATAAACTAATATTATCATCACTTGTATATGATTTGTAAATATCTTCAAAATCTATACTTGTTGTTGTTTGCGGATTTTTACCCGGTATGTCATTTTCAAAATAAAACGCGAAATCAACATACTTGTCTTGAAACTCTTTAATTGAATTGTCTTCAGGTTGGTCTTTTTTCCCTGAATTATCAGTTTCAACAGATGCCGTTGATGAACCACCATTATCCGAATTTCCTTTTGGTATTTCTTGAACAACTCGACCAATAGTTTCTAAATTAGTTTTTCTTGGGTCATTTAAAATTGTTGTTAATGTATATAATTCACTAACAGGTAATGTATTGAATTTAATCGCTAACTCATATATGTCATACTTAACACATCCAGCGAAAAATGAATCAATAATTGAGTCTATTCTTTGTTTAGACGCACCTTTTAATTGTTTTTCAACAATAGTATTCATAACCGACGGATGGTCAACAATCATTTTCCATTGTAACGAACCTGTTCTACTTGTACTTTTATACGTATAAATAGGTTCAGGACGACCTAAGAATACTGTTCCATTCCAATCCGCAGTGCTACTATCATTAAATTGTAAATTATACGGTGGGAACCACATTATTCTACCCCCATTAGGACCTCTTTCACATATTGGTAAATCCTCATAAGTAAAACCAGGCCTACTTGATGTTCTCCAAGCTAAATTCTCTATTGAGAACATATATTTTTTAACTTTACCTTTAGTACTATTCCAATCTGAACCTCCCTGAATAATATTTGTCGATTCATTACCTTTCAACGGTGCTATGTTTAGATTGTATGTGTTATCTAAAACAGAATATGTAAATCTTCTACCTGACGTTGTGATACCATCAGTTTTCTGTAAATCACCATAAGTAAAGTATGGAGTGTCTTTAGTGAACACACGACAATATTCCATACCCTTATCACTTCCTGTCGTATTATCTTTATATGAAACAACTTGAGAACCTTTGGTCATTTCTTTATACCCGTCATTAAAAACTTTACTAACTTGATTAATCGCATTACCTACGTGTTTTAATCTATTAGCCCCTTGAACATTGTCTGACGCGTCAATTAATCTTTGTGTATTATCTAATATTGAGTTTTCTTTGAAGTCAACACTAGTTGATTCATCTTTTTCAATGTAACTTGATATTTGTTTATAAGCATCATCTTTAGAACCATTACCACCACCAGGTGTTGCACTATACCCCGCATTAGCCTTATATTTCTTAGATGTCCATAGAAAACCACCGTCAAGACTTCCCGAATTGGTATATGATAATCCAGCTAAACCAAAATTTAATTTACTTTGATTACCTTCATATAGTATCCCCATTTCAGATGGACCATAAACAGGTGCTTGTACTTGTTCACCATAAGAATTTTTAGGAATAGCATTCGTAGGGGAAGTTAGTAAACTCGGTTCAGAATTTGTACTACCAACATAATAACCACCTGATATAGTTCCGTTAGGTTTTATTAAACTAGCGGCTAAATCTATTATTGTACTAACAATACCTAATATACCACCAAACTCTTTTTTATAACCCGGTTGATATCTATTGTATTCTAAATTTTTAAATAATACGGACCTTTGTCCATTACCCGTATTAGCCAAAAATAATTGAGACGGATTACGTGATAAATTTAAAATAGGAGCTAATAAACCACCTGTTAATTGATTACCAATATTTAAAGCAACTGACGTTTGTCTTGATTGTAAACCACCAACGGTATTTTCATCAAAATAATCACCGGGTATAAATGACACAGGCCAATATGTCCCCGCAATTCTTGATGCAAAATCAACGGCTCTCGTCACAGGAAATTCAGGAACAGTAATTCTCCAATTACGATATATTAACGGTTCTTTACCTGAAGCAATCATACTTGCTTCAAAAGGGTCTTGTAACGATTCTAAATTAACTAAACCAACAGTGTTTTGATATATTTCAGTATCAATTCGTTCTTTAAATAACGCCCTTAATTGTTTTGAACCTAATCTTGCTAAGAAAGAGTCATTAGATAATGGACCACTATCTCCCGTTGGATTATCCGAAATTAATATTTCATAAGGACTATAAAACGACGGAACAAATGTTGTTGGGTATGGTAAAAATAATTGATTGTTGTTTTGAGTATCAACAACATTAAAAACATTAACATACTGAGCGTTAGGCGGTAAGAAAATGTTTTTGATTGCCGGTGATGTTGGTAAAACATTTAAATACAAATCACCACTCGCTAAAACTTTACTATTGATTGAATTGTAAGGTCCTTGATTTGAATTAACAGGTAATGGGGGACCATTAAATGTAATATCAATATTATACCCACCATCAGGACCGAATTGGTTCAATGGATATAACTGTTTCGCATATGGGTCATTCGCAATTAAATCATTAGGTGAATCAACAACAGGTGATTGAGTTAATGATATCTCATAATTCAAAGGACCTGAAGGTGGGGTATAAACACCTGTAACAGAATAACTGGCTAAATTTTTAGCCATTAACACATCTCTAAATGATGATGATGACGCAAATGATAAAGTACTATTCGGCATTACTTATTTCTTTATTTTATAAATAGATTAGAATACTATTTTATTTATTTTTTAATATATCCTTTTCGACCATCATCAGATTTAGCGTTAGAGATTGCTTTAACTAATAAGTCACGAATTTGTGTATCACTTTGTAATAATCTTTCTAATTTAGATTTAGACTCACTATCAGAAGTATCAACTTTAACAGTTAAAACAATATCTCCTGAAACATTTTCTTTAGCCATTAAATTAGCCATTTCTAAGACTTGTTCTTTACCTAATCCTGATTTAGTTTCAATTTGTTTAAAAACATCAATGTTATTTTCAGGTTTAATTTTTGACATATCAACTTGTAAATTTTTCCCTTCATTTGTTTTTTCAGGTGATATTTTTTTATCAACATCCCCAAGTTTTTCATTTTTTGAAAAGAAATCAGCCCCACTAACAACCGCAGTATTTAACATCTGAACAAATTCATTAGTCGATGATAATAATTTTTGCTCTTCGGTTCCTAAGTTTTTCTTTAAATCTTCATATATATTACCAAAACCTCCTTTAACATCATTTAAAACAGTTGTTAAACTTTGTCCAACTTCTGTTAATGAACCCTCACCTTTTGACAATTTAATCAAAGATTGCGTTAAAACACCAACTTCATTATCAAACCCTTGTCTTAATTTAGACACATCAAAAGTATTTCCAACAGCATCCGTTCCCGCTCTAACAATTTTTCGCTCAGCCTCCCTAATTTTACCACCAGTTTTAGAACCCGCAAATGCTAAACCCGTTCTATTAGCAATAGAACTAATTCCGGCATCAATACTTTGTTGTGTCGTTAATTGTTCTAAAGCTAATTCTTCCATACTTTTTGGTTGTGAAGACTCTAAAAATTCCTGTAAACCTTTTTGGTCACCTTTAAATTTTTGAAGAACTTCATTCACATCTTTCATTTCCCCATCAACCTTCATTTGAATCTTACCATCTTTCATTTGGGAAATGTTGGCAATCATCGTTTTTTGTTCCTCAGTTGCGAAATCAGGGAATGAGATTTTTTTCATTTTGATATCCAACTCAGCACTTGCCTTAGACATTTTAGCGAATTCTTCAGGCATCATACCCGCAGCATCCGCCAATTGTTTCATTCTTCGAATACTACCAGGAGCAATTCTAATATTACCTTTTTCATCTAATTCAGTCAATGATTTACCCATATCACTAATTGACTTCATAAATTGTTCAGGGTCATTCATTGACATATTCATCAATTTAAGTGGGTCTAACAATTCACTTTGTGTAACACCTAATCTTTGGAAAGCCGACGCCATATCAATAGCCCCTTGAGGGTCAAACGCTTTATCCACCGACCTCATCATAGACCCCAAATCAACACGTAATGTTGCTGAGGTTGCTGCCATTTTAGCTAAACCTTCAACTCCACCTTGAAAATTGTGTGAATCTAAAGCCGACATATTACCCACAACCGCACTTGAAACCGCCTGCATACTAACACCCAACGCTCTTGATGTATCTAATACTGATTGCATCTCAGTCCCAATATTATTCATATTGTATCCAGCATCTATGAAACCTTTTTGTAAAGCATCCATACTAACACCTGAAACTTCAGACGCTGCGTATATTTCATCAAAGTATTCATTTGATGCGATAACATTTCTACCTGTAGCTTCAAGTAATCCTTTTTGGATTGACTCTAAATGCTCCATACCACCACCCATACTAATTATCTTAGATGCGGCGTCAGTCATAGCACTACGAATTTCATCTGACATTTCAGCACCAACACCCATATATTTTTGGAGGTTAGATGTTGATTTTTCAACCGTTTCCATAGTCTCTACTATTTTCTTAGAATCAAAATTACTAAGCACCGCTTCTTCAACGCTAGTCTTATAACCTGATAAAGCGTCACCAACAGGTGCGCCATCTTTTTCTTCGTTCATATTTCAAATGTCTATATAATAAATACACCAAAGGATTATTTTTCCTTTGGTGTATAATCTTCAATAATTCGGTTAACTAAAAATTTACGAATATATGTTGGTATTTTTAGAAATTCACTATATTGTGTTCTTAATATCTTGGATAAGAGATAATATTCTTCGAGAATATATCTTCCATAATCAGAAGAAAGGTCGAAAAAAGTCCACCCCAAAGGATACACTAAATGTAACCAATTCTCCTGACGGGGCGTAAGTTTGTCTTGTTAAGTCAATTTGGGGGACGTTATCTTTTAAATATTTTTTAATATACTTTGAATCCATAATTGGTAGTGTTGAAACAAATTGTGCTATAAATCCAAGGTCTTCATTACCATCAACAGATACAATTTCTTTAGTTAAACGATTTGTGATAATTGGAACAGTAATCCCTTTAGGATATTTTTCACCTAATTTCTCCATCTCAACCGTTTCAAAAAATGTAATTGGTTTTAATTTTACAGTAACACCTGTTTTTGGAAGTTTAGTTGTAAATGTCCCATCTAAATCAGGTTTTATAGTTGTTTCTTTTAATGATAGATTATCAATTACCTCACTATGTTCAAAAATTTTATTTGTCTTAGGGTCAATTAAATTTAATTTATATTCAGGACCAAATGACGAATTTCGTAAAAACAATAAAACAGCTTCAACATCTGATTCTATTAATTCTTCAGGTCTTAAATCATGTTCATATACTTTATTTCTTAATAATGAAATTACAATATGTTCTTTATTATTGTTACTCATTAAATAATTCTCATCATTTGCCGTTAAATAACCAACTTTCACCGAACTTTTTTTACTTTTATAAAAAATACCTTGTGAAGGTAATTTAACAACGTCGTGGGGTAAATTAAAATTTTCAGTTGAAGCCCTTAACACATTTTCATCAATCATTTCCATAATTATCTTTTTTTCTTAAATATAATTTACTTTTTTTTTAACTAAAGTAATCAATAAAAAAATCCACGTAAAACAAATTACGTGGATTGAATAAATAATTATATTTGTTGGATTAGTAAACTAATATACAACGGTCAGGTCTCAAAGTTGCATTAATCTCAGCAATACCATCAGTACTATAACCTAATGAACCAAAATCAACACTACTTAACCAAGCACCTTCTAAAATCCATTTCTCAACAACAACACCTGTTGGGTCCAAAAGTTCCAAGTCGATATTTTTCTTATAACCCGCAGCATAACCCATACGTCCTGTTACAGATTCAGCACATAAACGAACCCACTCCATTAATGCTTGTGACGCTGACGGACCAATTGGGTCTCTAAATTTAACTGAAATATCACCCCAAGTAAAACGACCAGCAACATAAGTTGAAGTATTCAAGAATTGAATCTCAGTTGAGTTTATAGTTAATTTAGGTCTAGCCGTACTTTCAACAAACCATTCGTTAATCCCCAATGTTGACGGGAAACGTAATATAAACCTGTTTTGTCTTTTAGGTTCATATGGTATGGGCATTTTCATTAATAAATCAGCCATCTTATCTTTTTTTTAATTTTTATGTTTATTTTTGTATATAAATAGTCTTTTAAAATTTTTCTATTGACTTTTATTTTTTTTATTTTTATACTTCTAGTAATCTAGTTATAAATATCCAGTTAATTATTTTAAATATTATTTAATTATAAATAGCTTAATATTTTTTTAATCATATAACTTTCTAGTAAAGACTCGGAGTCTGCCTCATTGTTAAGTCTTGTTATAACTATCTTTTTCATTCCACCTTCAGAAGTGTCTTTTACAACAAAATGTATTTCAGGGTAAACTCTTGAAAGTTCATCTTCTATATGTTGAACCATACTTCTAACATTACTTATATCGTCATCTGAAAATCCTAATGAAACCGAACCATATTTACCACTATCAATTAATCTACCTACCTTATAATATACTTGGTCTAAAAAGTCTGACAATGCTAATTTCTTATTATGTTCCGGACTAGACGCACCTTTAGTTGAGTCCAAATTAAACCTCTGACCGAATTCTTTTGACGATACAGGATAGTATTCCCCTTTTTCATCTAAATACACGTCAATCATTTGAGAATCGTCCAAATCACCCATTTTATAGTAACCTCCAATTTCTTCGAAGTCCAAAACATCTTTGATGTTACTAATCATTTCTTGTTTTTCTTCCGGTGTTAATGCGATGTTGATAAATAATTTAACACCTTTTTTAATTACCTTTGGACTATGACCTCTTGCCGTGATAATTGAAAATGGATTTGCATAAATTAATGTCTCTTTGAATTTCTCAAAACTTGGGGAAAATCTATTATTTTTAACCGCTTTAATAGTGTCCCTTAAAAACGTTTCAGGGTGTGTAAAATCTCTAAACGGGTCTTCGTCGAATCCAACAATTGTTGAGTCCTCGTATTCAAAAGGTTCTTTACCGATTAAATGTCTATATTCGGCAAAATGGTCTGTTGGCATTCCAATAGAATTACCCTCTTCATCTTTAAGATAAATTTTAGTAGGCATTCCTAAAATATTGTCATCCCAATCTAAGGCATATAATCTTAGATTTCTTTCTTCAGCAACCTCTTTTAAAATTTTTTTTATTAAATTTCTATTACTCATATCTATAAATATTATTATATAAAAAAAAGGGAGAACTTGTCTCCCTTTTTATTTTAGAGTTGTTTGTTATATGTTTTCAAACGATGCCCCTGTTGGTGTGATGTAGAATGTGATATCAATGAACTCTAATGATTTAGTTGGTTTGATGTAAATCTTACCTGTCATTTGATTTCTATCTAAATCAGCTGCGTCTGATGAAACTGTAACACGGAAATCGTATAAACCTCTATCTCTTCTAATTGAGTCTAAGATTGGGTTAACCGCATCTAAGAAATCTTGTCTTACTTTTTGGTCGTTTTGTTCGAACAACAATCTCACTGAAACCGCTGAAATCAATTTACGAGCTTGTAATAATAATCTTCTTACGTTTATTCTATCTAACGCTGACTCTCTAATTTGAAGAGTTTTGTTACCCCATATTACTGTTCCTACGTCTGAGAATGTTGCGATTGGATTAATTCTACCTTTATATAAAGTATCTCTATCTTCTTGAGTTAACTTCTTACGAGCCTTAATCGCATTTACAATACCTCTCGTGTAACCTGCCGCTGCGAACCAAGGGAACGCGATGTTATCAGTTAACGCTAAGTTTCTTGTCACCTCAGCCGTTGCTGGTAAGTAAATTTGAGTATTATTAACACTATCTCTCGTTAATACCCAAGGGTAATATGTTGCAGTATAGTTAGAATCAATACCTGTGTTTTCTAAGTTATCAATCGCCTCTTGAGGGTAGATTAAATCTGCAGAATCACCTAATGTTGATGTAAACATGTTATAGTCAGGTGTTGTACAAATGTAGATTGAATCCGCTCTATCCTTTTCAACCATATCAATAGCATTCTCAACTAAATCTGAGTGATTAACATAGTCAACACCAGGTGTTACAAATACGTTAATATTAACAGCTTCAGGATTAGCGAAAGTTCTTTGACCTAATAGATATGCGTAGTAGTCAGTATTTGCCCAATCTTGAGTGTTATCACCAATAGTGATTCGTTTAAATGCTCCCCATCCTGTTGCCGTAGGGTATCTAGTTGAAGGACAAGCACCTTTTAAGTAACCACTTCTACCTAAAACAAATCTATCAAGGTTTGTTCTTGATTCTCTATAGATATCCCATCCGTCAAAACCTCCTTGGAATGACACAGTAAATTTACGTGCGTATAATCTGTAATAAGGGTTTGATTCATTTTCAGGGTCAGAACTAAAGTTCGCAGTTCCTGTGTAGAACGCAGTTGTTGGAACAGTTATTGCTGACATCACATATTTATTTTCTTGTGGTTCAAACACTTTTTCGTAGAATGTGTTATTAATAGTAATTGCCGAAGCTCTATTATCCATGTGGAAACCTCTTGTTTTAGTTGCCCATACCGCACCTGTTGTTTGAGTACAAATATCTAAAGGTAATTGTTTACCTTTGTATGATGAAAAATCAACATCAAACCCAATAGTGTCTGAAATACCTAAATAAGTTCTTCTAACATTATCACCTGGACTTTTAATTGAATCATCAGCACCTGACGGTAAACCAAATGGTGGGTTATAAGTAACTTCACCAGGGAAATCATATTTAGTTTTAAATATTGGGAACGGTGAACGATGTCCCGCATAAGTTCTTGTGTTATAACCTTCAAAACCACAAGGTAATGAATCAATTGGTGCTTCTTCATTAACCTCAACCATAATGTATTTTGAGTTTAATTGATACTCACCATCGGATGTTCCAACTTTTTTAGCAATATAACTATTATCGTTAGGATTCATTGAACAGTTTGTAAATTTCTCAATAACTTGAGGAGCAGCATCTGTGTCAAAGTAATCTCTAACAATAACATCAAAAGTTCCATTTCCAAATGAGATGTTAGCAATTGAAACTTTAACTTCAATATTTGCTTCATTACCATCTGAAATTGTTGTAAATTTAAATAGATTATATACATTAGTACCTCTTAATTCTGACACAAACCAAGGTGTTTTTGGAGTTTGGTATTGTTCTAAATAGAAACCAATTGATGATGGGTCACTACCTTGTCTAGCATCAGGTAATTTAACTAAACTAGTATGTAAACCTCTAATATAACCTTTTCTCCAACCATAATTTAATAATGTTTGATATCTTTCCTCAACAAATAAAGGAACTGATTTTCTATCTTTAGAGAAATTACTTGAACCAAATACTTTACTAATGTATCTTGAATCCGAATTTGTGAATGATGTTTGGAACGATAAAGATTCATTATCTTTATTTGTTACATTAACAACAAATGTTGAATATGGATTTTTAGTAACACCTGAATAAACACCTGACATATCTAATGTCACACCTGTTAGGTAATCTTGAACTTCATAAACAGCTCCAGCACCATCTGAATTAAGACCTCTTGAACGTAAAGTTGCAACAACTAAATCGTCAAAGTCTTTATATGCTTCACCAACAAATTCAATTTGATTACCAACAACTGTTCCTGAGAAACAATTAACAGTAACACCTGGGTCTAATGTTCCTACGTTACAAACTGTGGTTGGGTTACAAAAATCATCGTGTTTAACATTAACTACAAAATTTTTAACTACTGAATTACTTGTTGATGTTAATGAATATGTTTGACTACCACCTGAGAAACTATTAGTCGACCCTGATGAGAATTGAGTTGTTAGACCAATTTTAACGTCATTAGTACAAGCAATAAACGATGAAACCAATACTGAGTTGTTATTATATGAAACGTTATCAGGTAAAACCACTGTTATTATATTACTATTATAATCAATACAACCTTCAGTTGATGTTACACCTGATATTGTTATTTCAGCATTTTGGTCACCACTATCAATGATTAATACATCACCAATTTGATAACCTGAACCTGCATTACTAATAGTTACACCTGTGATAGCACCACTATCTGTTAAAATATTAACTGTTAATCCTGTACCTTGTGTTACACCTTGAGGGAATGTTGGAACATTATTTGTGTCACTGTAATTAGAACCTGTGTTTGTTGTAACAGCTGATGTAACGTGACCAAAAATCTGATAGTTATTGAAAGATGCACAAGTTGATGATGTTGATGTTTGTGTTAACCCTGTTACATAACTGTAAAAAGAAGAACCTGTATATTGACCACCACCGATGTTATCAAACATTGCGTAATACCAAGCATCATTAACCGGGTCAGCGTAATTGATATTATCGGAATTCATATCACTAACTTGGAATACATCAGTTCTTGCCGAATAACCATTATTGGTATTAGCACTATAGAAAGTTCCGGGAACTGCACCGTAATAATATATTGATGAAGGTTCTAAATCAGGTGTGTTCATTATTGCAAACACTTGTGATTTGAAGTTTTCATCAATATTACTAACTGTTCCATCAAAATTTTCATAAGGTAAATTTAACCTACTTAATAAAGAACCTGGTAATGAACTTGTTGTTAATGTGATACTATTAGATGATGACGTACAACCTGTGAAATCCATAGTGAATTGTGTATCTTGATAATCAGTACAAACTATTTCACAATTAGTTGTTGCGGTTGTGATACAAACTCTATCAATGGTTGATGGGTCAACATTTGCTTTAGTTACGATAGACCAAGATGGTCCAGCGTCATAACCCGAAAGACCTAAAACCCTTGTTACAAACAATTGGTTAGATTGTTGTAAATAAGATTTTGCAATATAAGCTGACTCATATTTAGGAATTTGGGTGTTTACAAATTTCTCAGGTGAAGTTCCTCCAAAGAAAGTTGAGAATTCGTCAAAGTTACGGATAAATATTGGTTCGAATGCGGGACCTTTTAAAGTCTCACCAACGATACCCAATGTAGTAACCCCTACACTTTGAGATACGAAACTCAAATCAACTTCAGAAGTGTAAACACCTGGCGAAACGAATACTTTACTGTTTGTTGCCATTATTTTTTTGTTTTTTTCTAAAAAGATTTATTTATTTCATAAATATTCGGAAAAAAACCAAAATACTTTACTTTGTTTGAACTATTTATATTTTAGGTAGAATATTTTCTTCCTTTTTTATACTATGTCAGAAGATAATAAAAAAGTAAAAAATTTAAAAATTAGTGAGGAAGTTCACGAAATTCTAAAAAACTACTGTGATAAAAGAGGTATAAAAATATACCGATTTTTAGAGAAGTTAATTGTAGAAAAATGTAAAGATAAGAAGGATATTTACGGTGAAGATTAAAGTAACGTATTGTTAAATTTAATTGTTGAATCCAAAGTATTATCAGTCTTTGTAACTTCAAGTTTTAACACATCACCTGTATTAATTTGAATTTCCGAAACATCACTTCCATAAAATTGATTATTAATGTAAACATCGAATGATGATACATTGTCGGTATCTCCCAAATTCATATTTACCGTGTAATTAAATAACTCGGTAATAATGGTATTCCCTTGAACAAATAAAGCATTTAACTCTGTGTTGTTTGGGTTACTGTTTTGTTTTAATTGTTTTCTTGAAGTTTTTAAATCAACTTCATAAACCTGTAAAACACGGTTGATAGCTGGTGAAATTTCAAATTCATCTTCGTCAATTAAAAACCCTAACATAGTAAAGTCATAACTTTGAACGTAGTATCTTCTTTTTTCTAAATCGTTAACCGATTCATCCGCAATACCCATATTTAAAATTGGGATATAATGACCTTTAATATTTCTATAGGCTTGTCTTGATGCGAATTTACTCAATACAATTTGATTGAACTCATTTAATTCTCTCATCCTATTACAAACTATCTTAACTTGATATTGTATATCAACAGGAATTGGTTGAGGTATTTTGTAAATGTCCGTACCATTTCTTTGACCATCCCAAGTTGGGACTTGAGCATAAAAATATTGTCGTCTATTAGGGATGTTATAAACGGTTGAGGGGTTAGTTCCAAATTTAACTTCAGGGATTCTAACAACAGTAATAAAAGGGGGTTCAATATTCTTGTCAAGATTTTGAATATCCCAAGTTTCAACAAACTGAGACCAATTTTGGGTTGTTATTAATATATCAACCATAGGTATCGTTTTACCGTCAATTGTTGTTTTTAAATCTTCTTTAACAAAATCTAAAAACCCTTTGTCCAAATCGGCATGTAATATTGATTTAGGAAGGTAAGTACCATCCCTATTAATTTTATCCAATAACTCATACCTTCTTGGTAATAAAGTTTTTTCCTCAGTTAATGGAATATGTTTTTTAATATTATTTTTTTTCGGTAACCCCATTATATTATTTTTTTGGTGTGTTATCGTGACCACATTTATGACAAATGTATTGGTCTTTTTTACCCTTTTCTTTTTTCCAATCCCAACTCCAATCACAACCGTCCCCCTCACAAAAAACCTTGTTTTTTATAATACGCTCAATAAGGGTTAATTGTCTTTCAGTTATTATTATTTTCATAAACCTCTAAACTCGTTGTTAGTAACAGGTGAAGCACCAATACTACGATAGAATGGTTTGTAACCACCATAAGTATGTTTGTTATCAGAAACAATCCTACCATCATTATTAACCGTGTAATATCTTACAACATCTTCAGTTTCGTAATATGCAAGATAATCACCAAAATTAATATCAATCTCTAATTCATCTAAATGTTTTTGGTAAACCCCAACTTTGATATTACCGGGTTCAAACTGTTCTATCTTAGAATTACCTATCATTTTGTTCTCAGGAGCTAAGACTTGAACATAACCTTTAAACTCAACAGGAGGTAAGAATTTGATACCATCACTAACCGTCTCACCATAAACATCATCTGTTTTAGTTTTAATTCGGTCAATACGATATAACACAAGTGTGAAGTTCATATCACCGTGTAACCACTCTTCACCCATATTAATATCAAGGCTATAATCTTCACCACCGAAGAATTTACCTAAACGATTTATTGGAACTCTATTGTTTGACATATTGATAAATATCATAATATTTATTATTTTATAACAAATAGAATGTTTTGGAAGATAAAATCATTACAATAGAACAGAAAGCAATTAAGTTACTTGAGTCTTACTCAGGGGCTAACAACTATATTATTAAGTTAAAAAATCAAAAGGAAAAGAATAAAAACTTTTATCCTACAAGGTCACAATCAGATTACATAATTAACTATTCTGAAACACAACCAAAAGTTGCTAAGAAATGGGTTGAGTTAGACCCTTACTTTGCAAAAAAAATCGCTAACGATAATTTATTCACTGAAATCCCAAAAGAAATGTGGGTTGAGAAATTATTGGTTGAGAAAGATAAATCATATCATGTTTGGGGTAAGTTTTTTGAAAGTGAAACTATTCGTGATTTGTGGTTACCAAAAGGTGCGTTATTAAAAACCCATAGAACTGAAGACGTTAATGTTGATTATACGAAGTATTCTCACCGTCCCCCATTAGAACATCAGAAAATAGCAATCGAATCATTAGCGGGTTCTAAACGATACATATTAGCGGATGATATGGGGTTGGGTAAAACAACTTCAACAATCATTGCCGCGTTAGAAACAGACGCTAAAAAGATATTGATTATTTGTCCTGCAACTTTAAAGATAAATTGGCAAAGAGAAATTGAGAATTATTCCGACAGACCTGTATACATTTGTGAAGGTAAGAATTTTTCAAAGGAACACGATTTTGTGATTGTTAATTATGACATTATTAAAAACTTTTACGACCTCAAAGATAAACAAAATTCATTGATTACACAAAGTAATTTTGATTTAGTTATCATTGATGAGGCTCACTATATACAGAACGCCCAGGCACAGAGAACAAAATTAATTAATAGTTTTGCTAAAGACATC